CGTATCCGTAGGCTTTCCAGCGCGGGCCGTTCAAAGGACGGATAATGTTGCGCCCTAGCCAATGATAGCGCCAACGGGCTTGTCCGTAGGTTAAACCTTCCCACAATAGCCTTTCGCCGTTGTCCAAATTAACAAAGGCTCGAAACGTATCGCTAGTTATTTGCTTTTCCATTATGCTTTCCCCTTATCCTACAACAAAGCCGGATTGATCGCGGCGTGCCTTGCCCTTAGCGTATAGCGCGACGACGGCACCCTTAGGATCCAAATGCCGGATATCCGTATCGTCGCCGTCGACGACGGGCAGGCCTAAAAACGTATCGCCATTGGCAAGCATAGCGTTAACGATCGCGCGATCGCGGAACACAACCGCTATGCGATCGCCATTAGCGACGGCTTTAGCAACATAGGGCGCATAATCGGGCACGCCGCTATAGCTAAACGTAAGATCATAATTTGCCGGTATATGCTTGCGATTAGCGATTTTCGTATAATCGTAAAATTGGATATCGGGCAAAGCTTGCATAATGTTAGCGTAGGAATAGCCGATAGCGACATTTTCCCAACGAACGTCGCTAGTACCGTTTAGACGTACGATAAGCTTATAGCCTTTGCGCTTGGCTTTTGCCCGCTCGCGGATCAATTCGTTCTGCAATTGTAACATGAATTGCTCGCGGTATTGATTGAAATATAGCGTTTTACGTAAACGTGACAACATAACGCTATTCATGGCGCCGCGCCCGGCTGTAAATAAGCACGCCTTTTCACAGCCAGCCGTTTTCGCCATAGGGCACAATTGCGTGCCGCCTTGCTCGGCTGGCATTAGATACAAGATCGCAGTCTTGATCCCGTATTTTTCGCCCTTGATCGTTTTGGCGTTTGTATCGATCCCTAAAAGCTTTTCCGGGAAGCGGCTAAACAACGATCGATTATGCGCGTCGCCTAATATCTGTAATTGGATATCCAGCGACAAGCCGGAAATGTCATATGCAAGCGCGGCGTCGCCGGACGTTTGATTATATGCGAACGGTAAATTAGGAAAATGTAACATAGTTTCTCACCCTATATTGATTGATTAAATATGAATAATGCCAGTGTCTGCCATTTGCGTCGCATAATGCACCGGGCGCTCATACAAGCCGGTGACGCCGTCGCGGTATATTGATATCCAGCGCCCGGCGATCGCAAAGCCAACGGTCGCGCCATAAGGCACGCTGGCAGTCACTGGCCAGATATCAATCAAGCTTTCGCTATCCAGCGCGGCGTTTAACGTATCGAAATAGTTTTGCATTTGTCTTGCCTCATATTGTGTTGCAATCCGTCCGTCGCATAGTTTGAGGGCACTTACAAGCATAAAAATGTGTTGCGCTAAAAAAAGATTTTAGGCCCTCTTAAAATAGTCATTTGGCCTAAAATGATAGCCTAACTTTTGCCTAACTAATGACTATTTTTGCCAAGCGATATTTGGCGCGAAAATTGTTAGGCGAAAAGTTAGGCGAAATAGTCAAAAGTTAGGCTATGAAAATGGGCTAAATTGCCTAGGAAAAAGTCAAGGGTTTCTGCGCTTCGCCGAGGATTCTAGGCTATCTAGGCTATGGAATGTTAAGTTAGTTTGAGAAAAGTATATAATTAACCTATATGGTTAAAATATAACTTTCTAGAGAACGACTCCCAAATCGATAGCCTAAATAGCCTAACATTGCTGTATTAACACAGTAACACACCTCTAATTGGCCGCGCAAAATTGGTCATGACCTACGCAGTCATGGCGTCATGATTTACGCAGTCATGACATGCAATCGCATAGCCTAGATTGCCCATGCACTGTGTTAACACACTAACACAGCCAGCCAGCAATATGTATTTTACTGACACTGTTGTCAGCAGGAAAGGAAAGGCCAACCGAAAATCTACACTATAGAACAAATCCAGAACGCTAGGAGCAGGGGGGTGGGGGTGGTGGGGCCGAGCGCCGCGTGACTGTCACGGGCACGGTACGCAAACAATTTTTTTTATTTTCAGATGTTGGCCCGCAGCAAACAATTTTTATTTTTTTTGCAATATGGTTTGCAACACACTATAGTACGCCCAATGACATTTTACTCACTGCCATTTACACCAGAACGGACGCAAGCCACCGAGGCGCGGCTGGAGGCAATCTATGAAGCTGCACGCTACGGCCTGAAGGGTGACAGTCTGGCGATGGCTGCTGGATTGACCCCGCGGCAGTTCCGCGTGCTGGCCGACGCAGACCCGCTGGTGGAGATGGCTGAGATCAAAGGCCGCGCCGATGGCGAGTACGTGTCGGCTAAGACCATGTACGAAGCGGCGCGCGATGGCGACAGCAAGGCTGCGCTGGAGATACTCAAGCATCAGCACGGCTGGGTAGCCAAGCAGCAGATCGACGTAAACATCGACCAACAGATAAGCATTACAGGCGCGCTGGAAAAAGCACAGTCGCGCGTCATCGAGGGGCTGTACACTGACGTGACGCCCCGCCTAGAGGATAACACACATGCAGCAGCCGATATATTCAGCGCAAGACGAGATGGAGTTGATGGCGCGGCTGTGGTCGCCCAGCCTGAAAGATGACCCCCTAGCGTTTGTGCTGTATACATTTCCGTGGGGGCAGCAGGGTACGCCGCTGGAACATTTTCCCGGACCGCGCAAATGGCAGCGCCAGATACTCGCCGACCTGCGCGACCACATCAAAGAGAACAGCGGCAAGGTTGACTTCGACACGTTCCGCGAATCGGTGGCGTCAGGACGCGGTATCGGCAAGTCGGCCTTAGTCTCATGGCTGGTGATATGGATGCTCTCCAGCCGCATCGGCTCGACCACCATCGTGTCGGCAAACTCCGAAGCGCAGTTGCGGTCGGTCACATGGGCAGAAATTACCAAGTGGCTGGCGATGTCGCTGAACAGTCACTGGTTCGAGATAGCCGCCACACGCATCATGCCAGCCAAGTGGCTGACGGAACTGGTCGAACGCGACCTGAAGAAAGGCACGCGCTACTGGTCAGTCGAAGGCCGGCTGTGGTCGGAAGAGAACCCTGACGCATATGCAGGGGTTCACAACTTCGATGGGGTAATGCTGATCTTCGACGAAGCCAGCGGTATTCCTGACAGCATCTGGTCGGTCAGTGATGGTTTCTTCACGGAGAATACGCCGCATCGTTTCCATCTGGCTTTCTCCAACCCGCGGCGCAACACTGGCTATTTCTACGAGACGTTTCACAGCAAACGGGCGTTTTGGAATACTCGCACAATCGACGCCCGCGATGTCGAAGGTACAGACAAAAACCTGTACCAGCGCATCATCGACGAATACGGGCCAGACAGCTACCAAGCCAGTGTCGAAGTCTACGGTAACTTCCCGTCTGAAGGCGACGATCAGTTCATCGGCAGCAATCTGGTCGATGACGCCATGAAGCGCCCGCCCATCAAGGATGACAGTGCGCCCATCGTCATAGGTGTAGACCCTGCACGGTTCGGGGCGGACGCCACCGTCATCGCCATACGGCAGGGCCGTGACATCCTAGAGTTACGCAGGCACCGCGGGGCTGACACAATGGAAGTGGCTGGCTACGTCATCGACGCCATAGAACAGTTCAAGCCGGCGCTGGTGTGCATCGACGAAGGCGGGCTAGGCGCAGGCGTCGTAGACCGGCTGAAGGAACAGCGGTACAAGATACGCGGCGTGAACTTCGGCAACAAAGCCAAGAACCAGATCATGTGGGGTAACAAGCGCGCAGAGATGTGGGGTTCCATGCGGGATTGGCTCAAGACGGCGCACATCCCGTCAGATCGGTTCTTGAAGACAGACCTCATCAGCCCGCGCACCAAGCCGGATAGTAAAGGAACGCTGTTCCTCGAAAGCAAGAAGGACATGAAGTCGCGCGGGCTGGCGTCGCCTGACGCAGCGGACGCCATAGCGGTGACATTTGCCTTTCCTGTGGCATCTAAAGACCCACGACAAGGACGCGTTGACAGACGCTCCTCAAGCGGGTATTCTCCCGCTGGATATTCTACATCTTGGATGGGCAGCTAGTGGCAGACAAGAAAAAATCAGTTTCGTTGTCCGTTGGCAGAGGCGAGAAATTGCCTGTGTCAAAGGGTGCGGGCCTGACTGCCGCTGGTAGAGCGAAATATAACGCTGCAACAGGCAGCAAATTGAAGGCTCCAGCGCCCAATCCGAAGACAAAAGCTGACGCAGGACGCAAAGCGTCGTTCTGCGCCCGCATGGGGGCTGTTGCAGCCAAGGCGAAAGACGGCGAACGCGCCAAAGCTAGTTTGAAAAGGTGGAAATGCCCATGAAAAAGGGTCTATATGCCAACATTCACGCCAAGAAAGAACGGATCGCCGCTGGATCAGGCGAAAAAATGCGTAAACCGGGCGCTAAAGGCGCCCCCACAGCCAAGGCTTTCAAAGAAAGCGCCAAAACAGCCAAACCAGCTAAGAAGGGTAAGTAAATGCCAGCTAATAAATACACCAAAGCCCTGTATAAGACAGGCACTGTAAAGGCTGAAAAGGCTGCAATCGCTAACCGCGACCCAGCACGCGCACGCGCAGCTATGGAGCGTGTAGCTAAGGAAGGCACAACGCGCCCACCTGAAAGAATGAAGACCGCCAAGCCAGTGCAAGTCATCCGCACGACCGTGTCGATGAAGCCAACGCCAACAAAGAAGAAATAAAGTGCCTCTGGTCAAGTCGCCCAGCAAAGCCGCGTTCCGCAAGAACATCAAGGCCGAGGTAAACGCCGGAAAACCTGTCAAACAGGCGGTCGCAATCGCGTATAGCGTAAAGCGTGAATCCGCTAAAAAAGGTAAAAAGTAACCACAATGGCTGATCCGACAGGTATTAACAAAGTAGGCGATGTAGCCGACCGCGGTAGCGACCCAGCGAACACGCGTGGCGACCCTGATACAATGGCAACCATGCGCCATCGGCTACAGATGTCGATGGCAGCCTATTCGGACAGCCGTGAAGACGAACTGGACGACCTTCGGTTTATGGCCGGCAGCCCTGACAACCAGTGGCAGTGGCCTGCTGACGTGTTGGCGACCCGCGGTGCGGTGCAAGGCCAGACAATTAACGCACGTCCCTGCCTGACAATTAACAAATTGCCGCAGCACGTCCGTCAGGTGACGAACGAACAGCGTCAGAACCGCCCTGCCGGTAAGGTAATCCCTGTCGATGATAACGCTGACATTGAAGTGGCAGCGATCTTCGACGGCGTCGTGCGCCACATCGAATATATGTCCGACGCGGACGTAGCCTACGACACAGCCTGCGACAACCAAGTCACCTACGGCGAAGGCTATATTCGTCTCATTACGGAATACTGCAACGAAGAAACTTTCGACCAAGACGTGCGGATTATGCGCGTCCGCAACTCGTTTAGCGTCTACATGGACCCTACGATCCAAGACCCATGCGGCGCTGACGCTGAATGGTGTTTTGTCACGCAGGACATGACGAAAGACGAGTATGAGCGCGAGTTTCCAGACGCGACACCCATCTCGTCGATCCTGTCAACCGCTGTCGGCGATGAAAGCATGTCGGCATGGCTGGACGAAGACACTATCCGCGTCGCGGAGTATTTCTACTATAAGCGCAAGCGCGAGACGCTGAACCTGTACCAAGACAACGTCTCTGCGTTTAAAAACACCGACATGGATAAGCAACTGCGCGCCATGTACGGCAAGCCGATCCGCAGCCGCGAAGTAGACCGCAAAAAAGTCATGTGGATGAAGACCAATGGCTATGACGTGTTGGACGAACGCGAATGGCCGGGCAGTTGGATACCTGTCGTGCGCGTCGTAGGTAATGAATTTGAAGTGCAAGGTCAGATTTACGTATCTGGTCTGGTGCGGAACGCCAAAGACGCACAGCGTATGTACAACTACTGGACCAGCCAAGAGGCAGAAATGCTGGCGCTGGCGCCAAAAGCGCCCTTTATCGCTTATGGCGGTCAGTTCGAGGGCTACGAGAACCAGTGGAAGACTGCCAACACGACCAACTGGCCGTATCTAGAAGTCAACCCAGACGTTACAGACGGCGCTGGGAACGTATTACCGCTTCCACAGCGTGCAGCACCCCCGCTGCCTCAAACAGGTCTGATACAGGCTAAAATGGGCGCTGGTGAGGACATCAAGTCCACCACCGGCCAGTATGACGCCTCACTG